TAGCCGTCCCCCAAAAATCCGAAGGACAGAAAGATAGCAACTCTATTTCTTGTACCGTACCTCCGGTGAATCAACCGGGTTGCTTAAGGCGTTTTCCATGACCTTTGAAGTGATGCGATCTAAAGTCCATTGTTGGAAGCCAGTCAGTCCAACTGAGTGGTAAAGAACACTTTTCTCCAGGCAAAAATAAACCCGCACTTGGCGGGCATCAGAGTTGCTGTCTCGGTTACGGGGAGGTCGGCCACGTCAGCACTGGCATGCTGCACTCAGGGAAGCCATCAGCTGTGGGTAGATCGCGAAGCGCTTGGCGGTAAGCCAGCACGGCACTCAGATTGGTTGGTGTAAGTGATGGAGTGACGCCCATCAGCAGTTCGTCGTTATGCCGCGTCATCATCCAATCAGACATGTACAGAAGCTGGGTGCGCTGCATCCTGGCAAGCTCGGACGGCGTATATGCGGGCGGTTGTTCCGACTCGGGTTCCGGCTCGGGCGCTGGTCGCTCGCTCAACAGCCATTCTTGCGCGGCTTCGTCAAACTTGCAGATTGTGACAGCCGCGTCGAACGCTGGCGGTTCGATGGCAGTAGCGTTGCCCGGAATAAGGTACACGCCAGGCTCTAGTGGCGACTCGTAAGCGTCCGCGTAACCGGCGAATTCAAACGTATCGGGGTAATAACTGAAAACAATCATGTGTCGCTCCTTAGTATTTAATGCACGCCAAAAGTGCAGTGCTCTTCACTCGAGTCTCTGAACCACTACCCGAAGAGCCTGTGTTACCTGCAGACCAGTTCGCAAGTGTGGTACTGCCGCCACTGGCTGCCGTTGTGAAGAATGACCCAGCGCCGGGAAGCGAGTGGTTGTGCGACGGGTATGCATCGGCCTGATAGCTACCAAACACCCGCCCGGTATCAACGTTCGCGCCATTATCCCAACCGCGTGCCACCCTGGCGCGCATTTCTGGAACGTTGAACGTGGTCGAGCCATCACCCACACCAAATGGGCAGATAACAACGGTTGTTGTAGCGGTGGCCGTGGCGTTTGCAGACAGTGTGATGGTGCTGCCACCAACGGCAGTGATAGTTGCGGCTACGGGAATACCGGGGCCGCTAATCGGCATGCCGACCCACATGGCTTGCGGGCTGGCCACGCTTGAAATGCTGTTACTGCCCGATGTAACCGTGCCGGTTGGCTGCGCTGTGATGGCGTTGAACAGGGTTGCGAACGTCACCCGCGACACTGCTGCGCCGTTGGCCGCCAAGAAGCCAGCTGGTGGAGACATTATTGCAAACCAGTCGACCTTTCCAGGCTGACTAAGCAACGTCGTCGCTTGACCCAGCGTCAGCGCGTGCTGGCTTTGCGTGGCATTTGCCACTTGCTCGGCAGCCCCGGTGCAGAACAGCAGGATGTAAGAGCCTCCGCCGACGGAGCTATTCCACTGAGCCCATGCCTCGCCGTTAGCAACAATTTCGCCACCCTGGAGAGCGGAGTGAGCGCCCCCGACGAGCGCTACGACACCAAGGCCATCATTGATTGTGCAGGCCCCAGTATTAGCGGTGACCGCTTTGAAACGGATGGGAACGCTATCGCTACGGGCAGTGATGGCAGGCGTAAAGTTGCACACATAAGCATTGGCCGCTCCGGAATCGACGGCAAAACTGCTCGCACTGACGGCATCCCGCAGTGTGGAGTCCAGCGGTCCCATATCCAGCCAGGCAGTATTCGCGCTGTTACGCTTTTTCAAGCGATTCGTGCCAGTGTCAGCCCAGACCTGACAGGGGAGTGTCGTACCTGGCGCTCCCGCTCCGCTGCTTTGCGAGGCGAGCGCCTGTAGAGCGGCATTCATATCGGTTCGGAACGTTAGGCCAGGCCCATTGGCAACGTCCATATCATGCTGCGACATAGGTCAGTATCCCTTTGAGATGTAGTCGATAGAGCGGCCCGACTGGGCGACTCCGCCGGAATTGCGGATGAAGACGGTGAAGCCGGTAGCCGTCTTTACCGAGACGTCCAGGTAGTCGCCAGGGGAAAGCCCTTGCGCGGTAAGGCTGACAGCAGGGGTTGCGTTGAACGGCGGCGAATAGCTGATAACCAAACCGCCCGCGGGAACTGGAAGGTCATTTCCACTATCAATGCGATCGGGCATGTCGATCACCACCTCAAGCTTGGAAACGTCGATCCAGTGCGAAGTCAGCTGGACAGATCCGCGCAACTGGAAGTCGAACAGGCGCGCGCGATAGTCGCCGACGACAAACGGCTTCCACGCCGACCACGCTTCTGGGTAAACGTCCGATGTGCGCACCCAGAGCGACAGCGAGGCGCCGCTAGGCGGATCACCATCAATGCCGAGCAGTACATCGAAGTCCACCACTGAGTCGATGTAGGTACCGTCGTCATACAGCGCGGCCTCTACATCAGCGGTCAGTCGGCAGTCATAGACGTAGCCGAGGTCCGCCGGCGCAGCGAAGCTGTACGTCGCCGACAGCAACGAGCCGCCGTACTTATCAATCTCGCCGAGCAGCGCATCGATATCCGTCACATCATCCACGAGCCCAGCACCCGACAGCTTCAGTACCCCCTCTGCAGCGGCTGCATTGACCGCCTCCCCGGTGAAGGCAGGCGACTCGGTAACCGTCAGCACCACGTTGGACGGCAGAGTTGCCTGCGCATCCGACCAGACCTCGGTGATAGGCCCGCCGACTCCAGAGGAGTCGACCGCACGCGCCAGGTACTTGCCCGGCAGCAACGCCACCACGGACGATGTTGAGCGCCCCGCTACCTCGATCAGCGGCAAAGCGGCGTCCCAAGTGGCCGCGGTATTGCGCGCATGACGAATGGCGATACTGCCGCCAAGCTTCACGTCCAGCTCTGGAACGGGGTCCCACGCCAGCGTTGCTACGCTGTTGATGACGTCCAGCCTCAGGCCGACTAGCGCCGTCGGTGGCGCCAGCAACGCCTGAGCGGTATAGGTCTGGATCGATGCCTCGCCGGAGAGTCCGAGCACGGACTTTGGCGTAACACGAACGGACCACAGGCCCGAGGATGCAGAATCGAAGTCGATGCTGGGCGTCGACACTTCACCGACATACTCCCAGTTCCCTCCCGGCTTCATTACCTCGATCTGATAGCGCATCGCCCGCGCCGACTGGGTCCAGCTGACCGACAGTCGCGCGGCGGCAAGTCCAGTACCGGTGTCGTACAGCGACTCAAGGAACGTCAGCTGCCCGACTGCATCTGGCTTAGCCAGGTTGACGATGCTGGTCGGGTTGTCGACGTCCGGTGTGCCGTACTCGACTTGGTTGAACTTGTCCGGGTCATACGCCACGGCGTTGATCGCGTAGGTGCCGTCGTCACCTTCGCTGATACCGATAACGCGAAACTTCTGCGTATCCAGTGCCGGAGTCGAAAAAACCCACGGCGCAGTAGCCAGCGGTGCTGTCGCAAGCGGCGGGGACACAGTGATTGATGTCGCGCCGGTGCCTACAGTCACAGCTGCGCTCGCATAACTACCATCAGGCATGACCACGCCAACAACGCCCGCACCCGCAAAGCCGATTGGAGCATCCAGCAACAGGGTTGAAGCCGTGCTCCCCGCCAGCAGTCGCCCGCCATTACGTGCGCCGGCCCGATTGGCATCAGCGATGTCGATGATATCGCCAGGGACTGGAAGAGCACCGGCAGCGCCGACAGCAAAGGTTACCGCCTCGCTTTCGGCGTATAGCAGCCAGCGGCCCAGGCGCCGAGCCTGCCCGCGCGACGTGCAGCCTACAGCCACAACATCGCTCTGCTGGATCCGATTCCACTTGGCAATCAATTCTGGGCGCTCGACGATCTCGACCGATTGTTTGTATTGCTGAAGCGGATCATTCCAAGTAACAGCTGCAACGTTGTAGCGCTGATCCGAGGCGACAGACTGGTAGCTGAATTCACCCCCGACCACATCCGAATTGGTGAACGGAAGTCGGCTGGATCGCGGAGCATCCTGTACAGCAGTCAGGGTGCCGCCAGCCCAGAAGCAAATCGCCCTGAACACCGACACCATGTCATTTACGAGCTTCCAGGCGTCCTGTTGCGTGGTCAGCGCCAGGTTGCAAGTGAACCGCGGCTCCATGCCGCCGTAGCCGTTCGGGACCATCACGTCGCAATACTGCGCAATGCTGTACAGCGCGTACTTTTCAATCAGCGTTGAGTC